CTCGCGGACGTTATGAAAATATCGGATGCGAGGATCGCGCTGGCGTATCGTATCCCGTTACAAATGTTTGGCATCGGTGGCGGACCGATTGGATCGACCGAAGCCTTAATGCAGATGTGGATCTCAACGGGTCTAGGCTTTTGCTTAAACCACATTGAGGAAGCCATGGGACGCTTTTTTAGTCTCGACGGCGTTCCAGATGAGTACCTTGAATTTGACACGTCTGCGCTCTTGCGATCAAACTTTAAAGATCGGGTAGAGGGTTACGTGCGATCGGTTCAAGGCGGTATTCATTCTCCTAACGAGGCGCGTGCTGCATTCGATATGGAACAAGTAAAGTTCGGTGACGAGCCGCGCGTACAGCAGCAGGTCGTCCCATTGAGTGCAGCGGGTAAGATCCCAGCAGCTCCAGCACCGGGAGCGCCACCGCCAGCACCGGCAGCGGATAAACCACTTCCGCAGCCAAGTGAACCCAAAGGCATAACCGATGCTGACAGATCCAAACTCACTTCCCTCTTTAGATCAGCGCATGACCGCCACCTCTCCATTTGAATTATTGGCAGCAGAATTAGGCGCGGTTGCGGGACGGGTTGAACGAGAGGCAGCGTTCAGGATTGCCGCGCTCGCTTCGGATATTGAACGACGCTTTGCGGAAAAGGAATTGCAACTTGAACGTCTGCAGAAATTACTTGAAGGCGCGGTAGCTGGTAGAATTACACAGTGGGACCAAATTATCACGGATAGGATGGTCACGTTAAAGGATGGCAGAGATGGCCGCGACGGTAAAGACGGCGTGGATGGCAAAGATGGCTTACAAGGATTGGCTGGCATTGCCGGTGAACAGGGGTTGCAAGGGTTGCCGGGAGCGCAGGGAGAAATTGGCGCGACTGGTGCAACAGGCAAAGACGGCGTTGACGGCACGCGAGGCGAACGTGGTGAACAAGGTGAACGTGGTGCCGACGGTGCACCGGGCAAGTTACCCAAAGTAAAGAAATGGATTGAAGGTTCAGTTCAATACGAAAGTGAAGTTGTTACGCACGACGGCGGTTTATATCAGGCGTTGAAAGATACTGGCAAAATCCCGGGAACGAATGATTGGCTCTGCCTTGCCTCGCCTGGAGCGAATGGTAAAGATGGCCGCGACGGTGAAGATGGTATTTCCATGAACATCAGGGAGACATTCGATCCTGAAGAAAAGTATTCTGAGTTGGACGTTGTAACGCTCGACAGTAAATGGTTTGTTGCCAAGTATGACAATCCGGGTATCTGTCCTGGACCCGGTTGGAAATCTGGTCCTGGAATTGGCAAGACTGGCAAGCCGGGACCACAAGGCGAACGTGGACTGAAAGGCGATCGCGGGGATACGATCGAAATTGTTACGTGGGAGATTAATCGCGAGACGTACGAGGTATCGCCGATTATGTCCGACGGTGAACGCGGTCCGGTTATCTCGTTGCGCAATTTGTTCGAGCAGTTTCAAGAGGAGACTGCGTAATGCACTCTAGCGTCGTCGTTACAAAGCCAGCTCCGGATAAGGCGCTCATCACGCTATACGAAGCCAAGGTCGCATTAAAGATCGCGCCGTCGAGTACCGATAGCGATGAGTTACTGAAGTTCATAATCTTGCGATCGAAATTGAACAACCGATTACCCGACTTTACCTTTCGCGGTACCCGGTGCAGCTCGACGACATTGAGTCGATCGCGGTTGACGGTACGGTTTCGGAATTTGATATAGATCCTGAGTCCGGTAAACTTTCGCTGTTCGGTGGTGCGCAATGGCCGGAGTCAGTGGTAGCAACTTACGCGGGAGGTTACGCAATTCCGCAGGAGGTGCCACCAGCAATTAAACAAGCGGTGCTGTTATTCACGCGCGACTCATATTATTCCAGCCAACGTGGGGACGCTTCGGTACGGCAAATCTCGCACAAGGAAAGCCGCATTTCATATTTCGATCCATCGAAGATGGGAGGATCGTCGTCGAGCTCTAGCGGGGGTGGCGGGTCGCCAGCCGAGAACGCTGCGCGGAATTTGTTGCAACGGTATACGAGGCTGACAGCCTAATCATGGCAGCAGGTTTTGGCACCGGCCAGATCGCAAAGATGGTTGCGGCTTTGGTGACGGGTGGCGGACTTGAGAAAGCGGTGATGGATAAACTCGTCAATATGGGTGGCGAGTTTCTTCTGCAACAAATAAGTTTCGGTCCACTTAGTCTGGGTGGCGCGGCAAATATCTTGATGCCGAAGACGCTTAATCTTTCTGACTTGCTACCGAAGCCGTTGGCGATAAGCGATTTGATGCCGAGGGAATTGCGTGTCGATAGTAATTTCTTAAGCGGCTTGCGGAAAGAATTCTTAGGTAAAAAGCAGCGCGGCAACTGGCGCGCTAAGACTGCGTGGGGTCGCAGCAATTGGGCAACGTCGCGCAATGATTGGTTGGATAATCATTGGCGGCATGATTGGCGATCGCAACCGCGCGACGTTGTGGGCAAGTGGGTACCGGGTCGCTTGCCATACATCGCAACGCAGTTGCAGATGAAAGGCAAGACCACTGGTCGCAGGACGTTACGCCGTCGTAGGTTACGGAGGCAAGCGCGGTTGCGGGGACGTAAAGCAGCCAAACGTATGTTCAGGAATAAATAACATGGTCGTCAATTTCTCTGAACAAGTTTATGCCCAGAACCAGGATACGTATGGTCGTCCTGTTACGTTTACGCCAAAGGCAAGCCAGTCGTCTGGCCAACCTTACGTCGCGCGTGGTATCCTGGACATTGAAGCGATGGAGGTGGCAGCGCTGGACGGTTCGATCATTTCTGAAACGCGTGTGATCCTGGATATTCGTGAAGCGGAATTTACGACGCTGCCGCTGCAAGGTGACTTGGTCGATATCCCGACTGCCGGAGGCTTGCCCGCTGAAGGGCAATTCGAGGTGATCGATACGCAGCCAAATGGCGGTGGCGAAACGACGTTAACGTTACGACATATCGTGCAGAGCAAGCCATGACCGCAAGTAGTTATGCCATGATCGTGCGTGATGAAATGCTGGCACGTTTAAAGACGATGCCGTTTTTCTCGACGTTCAAATTTGGTACCAACAAGGCTGAACAAATTCAACCGGAGCTAGTGCCGTTTCTCGGGGTTTATTTTATTAGTGAAGATCTATTGCCAGAAGGTGACTCGAACGCAGGTGAGCCGCGCTTTCATTCGTCTGCACTCTATGGATTTTCAATCGTTGTGCAGAACAACGATGCAGCTGCAGCCGAGCTGACGTTAGATCAAGGTTGGACGCTGGTCATGGATCGGTTGTTTACTGATCCGAGTTTATACTTAAATCCTAAGGCCAAGATCCAGGGTTATACGCGCGGCAATCGCACGCACCAATTTGGTTCAGCGGGTGCAGATAACGCGATCCCGGTTGCGGAAAGCCGGTTTACATTATTGTGCGATCTTGGTGTGATAGACTTCCCGCCGGTTGTGGATAACGTGTTGAGCCACGTGCACTTCACAACGAATTATCCAGATCCAAAGAATAACGATACGACACAAGTTCAACAGGTTGTTGCTGATTGGTTGCTGCCTACAGAAAAGGAGAAAGATGATGCAAGTGTTTCCAAAAAATGATGACGTGCGACGCGTGCTAGCGCATCCAATCGCTGGCAAGTTTCGTGCGGAAGGTCCGGCAGAATGGCCAGACGATACGTTTACGAGTCGTCGTATCAAGGATGGAGATATCTATCCTGAAGGTGGTGGTGACCCGATGAAAGAAGGTCACAGCGAAAAACATGAGAAGCCAAAGTTCGCCCGTAAGGCTGAGTAAAGTTCGTCAACCCAAAGGAGAGGCATGATGCCTATCTCGTTTAGTAATATCCCAGCCAATTGGCGGATGCCTTTGTACTGGGTCGAGTTAGATCCTTCGATGGCTGGCTTAGGACAAACACCTGGACGGTCATTGTTGGTTGGATCGATGCTGTCAACAGGTACGGTGCCGCCAGATGTTCCGATCGCGGTGCCGTCGCAAGCGGATGCAGATAGTTTCTTCGGTCAAGGCTCGATGCTGGCGAATATGTTCAGAGCATTCTTCGCTAACAATTGGGCGAACGAAGTATGGGGATTGCCGGTAGCTGATCCGACTGGCGCTCCTGCAGTTGGTACTATCACTGTGTCATCTTCGCCAACGCAAGCAGGAACGCTTGCACTATATATCGCTGGTCAAAGTGTGCCGGTCTATGTTGGCGCAACAGATACGACTGCGATCGTGGCGACGGCTATTGAAACTGCGATTAATTCTAATCCAAATTTGCCGGTAGTTGCTACGGTAGCGACAAATATTGTTACCGTGACAGCTAAGTTTAAAGGCACGCTTGGTAACGAAGTCCAGATGTCGGACAGCTACTACGGAACGATTGGTGGTGAACAATTGCCGATTGGGCTGAAACTTACGTATACGCCGCTGACGGGCGGTACCGGCGTGCCAGTGTTTACGAATGCCATCAGTGCACTTGGTGAAACGGAAATCGACTACGTTTGTATGCCGTATACGGACTCGACTTCTATGCTGGCTTGGGAAACCGAATTTGGATTTTCCGATACCGGTCGCTGGGGATGGATGCGTCAGCATTATGGACATTTGTTTAATTGCAAGCGGGATACGTACACTAACCTGCTGCTGTTCGGTGAGACCCGCAATAGTGCGCAAATGTCGATAATGGCAATTGAGCCGAGTGCACCGACACCGAGTTATGAATGGGCAGCGGCGTATACGGCTAAGGCCGCGCGTGCATTGATCAACGATCCAGCACGACCACTACAGACCTTGTCGTTGGCAAGTTGTTTGCCAGCGCCATTCCATACCCGGTTCATTATGTCGGAGCTTAATGCGTTTGCGTATGCAGGTCTTGCAACGCAGCGTACGGCAGTGGATGTGCCGATGATCATGCGGGAGAACACGACGTACCAGAAAAATTTGTACGGCAACTCGGATGATGCGTATGAATTGGTAACGACGTTGGCAACCCTTGCCGCGCTATTGCGTAATCAACGGCACGCTATCACGAGTAAATTCCCAAGACACAAACTCGCAGATGATGGTACACGTTTTGGTCCTGGACAATCGATCGTCACTCCGAAAATCATCAAGGCGGAATTAGTGGCGCAGTACCGCATTGATGAATTCAATGGTCTGGTTGAGAATGGTCAGGCGTTCAAAACTAACTTGATCGTTGAACGCGATCCTAACGATCCAAATCGTGTTAACGTTTTGTATCCACCAGATCTTGTGAACCAGCTTAGGGTGTTTGCGGTCCTTGCACAGTTCAGATTGCAATACGATCGCGGGGTGGATACAGTCGTTGCGGCTTAATAGTGACCGACTACCAGCAGGTCGTTGTACTTATCCTGCTGGTAGTCGTTGGCTTTCTG